CATAGTTTACTCCTTCTATGTTTTAATATTGATGAAATATATCTTCAGGGTTTTCAATGGTTGCTAAAATCTCATCGTCATTTAGCAGTCTAACTTCCCCACCATCTATCTGTATTCTTGATCCAGCATATCTTGCAAAGATAACCCAGTCACCTTTTTTACACCAAGGTCCTTCTGGATATCTTTCTTTATCATAACAATGCGGGCCCATTTTTAAAACCATTCCACAATTAGATCCAACTTGTTGTCGTTCTAAAGTTTCTTGTCCTAAATATAAGCCACCTTTAGTTTTCTCTCTCATTTTAAAAGGTAAAACTAAAAGTCTCCAGCCTGTCGGTTCTGGCAACTTACTATCTTCAGTTTTTGATAAATCTTTTTCTGGTTTTTTTTCAGCTTGTATTTTATCTAATAAAGCTGTCTTAAGTTTTGGGACCTCTTCTGTTGAGGTCGATAACGGTTCCTTGCTCATCTTTTTGCTCCTTATTGTCTAGCAGGTTAGAGATTTCCTGTAACATTAGTTGGTATGTTCTTGCTTGTCCTAACATATACTGATATTTTTCCATATTGTCAACACCACCACTTATTAGAATGTCGCCAACTTTTTGTAAGTTGTCTCTCATTAGTTTTTGCATTTTTGATACTATGGTTAATCCATCTTCCATTACATTTCTGTCCTTTCTAATCTAAAATCTTGTAAAGCTTTTAACTTCTCATCTGCTTCAGCGATTTTTTGTAACTGCTTATCTACTTCGTCAATGTGTTGTGGATGTTCTCCAATACCAACAGGATTTTCTAAATAGATTTTTATTGTTGCGTGTGCTTCTGCTACTTGTGCTTCGTATCTAGCTTCAAGAGCATCTATTATTGCTGTTCTCATTTAACATTTCCATCTTCTCCGTGCTTGTCTTATTCGTGAGTTAGGATCGTTACGAGTTTTTGCTGATGACCTTTTTAATTGTCCTAGTGATCTAGCGCAGTATGATTTTCTACGATTAGCAGCTTTTGATCCTGGCTTCACTTTTCCAGTCACGGCTGTTTTTAATTTACTTCCAGGGTTTGCTGCCCTGTAAGCTCTTACACCTTTTGCTGTCATTCCAGCTCCAGATTTTGTTGGTCTATAGTTTGCACCCTTACCTGTAGTAGTTTTTCTTATAGGGTTCTCTCTTCTAGTTGCCATTATATTCTTTGTAAATTTGGATTGTTAGATAATATGTTTTTTTCTGCTCTAGGTCTAGCATTAGAATCTTTACTTCTTTTTCTAAGTTGAGCAATAGCAGATTCTTTTAATGCTTTTTCTTTTTTTAATCTTTGTAAATCTTTTTCTAAATTCATTATGCAAATGTCTTTACGTTAGTTGGTTTCCCGCCCGGATTCCCCGCAGCTCGTTTTCGTTTGACAGCACTCGCCTTTTGCGACTTTGTCATTTGTGTGGCTTTTGCAAGTGGGACGCATTTCGGATATTTTCGCTTCGAACCCTTGCTCCGTCCACATGGTTGATACTTGCCATCCTTCTTTGGTGCTCCAATGTCTACCCATTTTTCTTTTACCCATTTTCTTAATCCACCTTCTGCAAAATGACTACGCACAACCAGCTCTTCTCTTTCTAGCCATGCCTGCCATCAAACCACCATTAGCAGCTTTTTTACGACTACCTTTTTTACCACCTGGTGTAATTTTTCCAGAACAAACTCCTGATGCATACATGTTAGCGTACGCCGAAGGGTACACTTTAAATTTTCTCTTGGCAGCTGCTTTTCCTTTTGCACAAAGTTTTGCCATTATGATCTCGCCGTTTGCTTTGCTCTTGCAAAGTTTGCTGCAGTTGGTGCACCTTTAGATCCAGCTTTTCTCATTTTCTCACCTGAACCAGCAGCGATTCTTTTTTTCTTGGCTGCTATGTTTGCATAAAGACCCGGACCACCGCCAGCTCTTTTAACTCTGCCACCTGCTTTGTATTTTGCAATTTTACTTCTACCTTTAATTTCTTTTCCTGGCACTATACTTTACCACCTTTTCTTTTCATAGCTCTTCCGCCACCAGCGTAAGCTATACCACCACCCATGAACTTTGATTTCTCATCTTTCATCGGAGTGCCTTTATCTTGTTTTGCCATAGATTTTTCTATCGCCATTCCTCTTTTCTTTTCGTAGCCACTTAGTTTACCATCGTTATCTAAGTCTGCTTTACCTGGATTTTTTAACATTATTTTTTTCCTCCCTTAAATATTTGTGTTCCCTTTATACCATAAATACTCGCTACGACAAGGATCCATAAATTTGTGAACCAGCTCGGAAGCTGCTGGAATTGATCGAAGAACTCTTTTATCTTGGCAGAAGCGCCCGGATCGTCCGAGAAGACCCCGTACGCGATCACTAAAATTGGCAGCGTTAGCACGACCAAAACGAACTCGTCTTTCCAGTCCGATTGCCTTGCCTCTAAAAGTTTGCCGGAGTATTCTAATTCCCCGTTTGCCATTTTTTCTGCATGTTTAGCTTGTGCGTTAGCCATCATCATTTGAGTTTCTTTTTTCTTTTTATAAATGTGCGAACCAGCGTTCATCGCAAGTTTAAGTGCACCTAATATTGGAAATGCCATAATTAATTACCTCTTGGTTTCATCATAGCTAATCGTTCTCTTGCTTCATTAGCTATTTCTTGTTTTTCAATAGATGTTTCAGCTCTTAGTTCAGCTAATTCTTCATTCTGATCTAATTTTTCATCTTGATTTTGTTGATTCATCATAGCCTTCATACGGTCTAAATTTATTCGCTCTTTGCCTTCTTTTTCTTTTCTAGCGTTCTCTTGAGCCTGTAAATCTAATTCTCTTGCTCTTAATGCAGCAATTGGGTCGTTTCCGTACTGTGAACTAATCTTTTTCTCTTCTTTTGCAAAGTCTTCCATCATTTCAGACACTAAAATTGCTTTTCTACCCTCTATTTTCTCTTGTAGCATACGCATTTCTTGTTGAAGCTGCGGATTTTGAGGATTTTGTTGCATCATTTGTGTCATTTGCGCTAATTTAGGTAATTCTTCTCTAAATTCTATCTCAATTTGCTCTTGTGCCATCAAACTTATGTGTTCAAGTATGTTTTTTTGTATTGCAGCACCTATTGCAGGTGCATTTTTTACCATATTCGTCTCCATAAAGTTTAAATGCGCTGTAATGTGCGCTTGATGGTCTTGTCCAGGGAATGCTTGGAATGGTTTTCCGCCTAAAGCATCAATATGTTCTAATGCTGGGTCTTTTGGCATTGGTTGTTCTGGTTTTTTTAGAATTAAATCAATATCTTTTACACCTAACGCTTCATACATGTTTCTGTAGACTTCATATTGGTTATGAATACCAGGATTAGAAGCTGCCAGTTGCATTTCCGTTTGAGCGAGTGATATCCGCTGCGTTTGAGAAAATATATTCGGGTCTGCAACCGGCAATATATCTATTCGGTCGTCGAAATCAGTTTGTTTGATTTGCTTTTGACCGCCAACAACATCATACGGATAAACTGGAGGTAAGTAAAGTTTAAAAACTCTCGCCATTAAACCAAACTCACGTCTCATAGAAGCATATAATCTTTTATGAATCGCTGACATTGTTCTAGATCCTCTCTCCAACAACGCAACTGTCGTACCAACCGCTGCTTGTTGGTTACCCTCTCCTACTTGCATGTCCGCTATGGATGCAAATCTTTGTCCTGCACCTACAACAACATTCATCAATTGTAATAATGTTGGTGATGGTTCTTTAAATGGTAAAGGCATAAATGCGTCTCGTAAATTACCACCGGGTGCATCGACATCTCTAAACTCTCCAGGCTGAATTGGTTGTGCTTCGTCTCTCATCTTGATACCACGCATCTTGAATCCTGCTGGTAAATTAGACAAGGTTCCGGCGTCAAGTAGTGACCTTAGTGCTGCAGTCGCTGATCTTGATAAACCACCAATCATATGTATCAAACCAAAACCATAAAAACCTAGTCCTGGTAAAAATTTAAAATGTACAAAATAATTTATCTTTTGTTTTAACGGATCACCAACTTCGTAGTTTCTTCTGATAGATAAAACTTCTCTTGATCCTTCTTCGATAGTTACAATGTAAGGTAACTTAATTCCTGTGGGTTCACCATCTTGACCTGCATCTTCAAAACCTTCTATATCTAAATGCACATGGCATTCTAAAAGTGTAAACAGTCTTTGGTCTCTGCCTTTGCTTAGACCTTCTAGTTCACGTTCTTTCTTTTGTGATGGTGTTTCGTTTTCTTGACCTGGTGTCAGTTCAATGTCTCTGTAGAAACCACCAACTTGTTGTTTTCTTAATTCGTTTTCTGACATCTTAACAACATGAATAATTGTTTCCGCATCGTCTAATGAGGTAGCCGTATACGGAACAACTAAGTCATCAGCAGGAACAAACTTAGATACTGTTCTCTGCATAATTTCATCGTAGTAAACTTTTTTAAATGTAGATCCTGTAAGTGGTAAATAAAATAACATCTGATCAAACTCAGATTCGTATTCTTTCATCTCACCCATGATCTGGTAATTCATAAATTCTTTAACACGCATTGATTGCGCTTCTTTGTCTGGAGTTGGCATTCCAACTATTTGAGTTCTAACAGGTCCACCTGCTGGTAATAATTCTTTGTATGCTAATGATTGAAACTGTGTAACCGCTTCTGCTAATACTGGGTGAACTGCACCGGATGCACCTTTAAATGGTTCTGTGTTTTCTTCATACTTAAATCCTAAAAGGTCTAGACCTTTTGTGTAAGAAGTTTCCCAATCTTTTCTTGATGCTTTATAATCTGTAAAATTTTCATATAAGTCATGGCCTATTGGAGCTAGCACTTCTTCTGGAAGTAGTTCTGCTAGATTAGCAAAATGATCTTCACCTTGTTCTTGGCTACCGATTGATGGGTCGAAGTTTATGTCAACACTGCCATCTTCGTTCTGTTGAACGTCAATTGGTTGATCAGGGTCTTTTTGTTGTTCTTCCTGTAACTCTACTTCTAGTTCGTCAGGACTTGGTATATTTATTGATTGCTTTACGTTTGGTAAAGACTTGTCTATTTCTGCCATTTATTTTCTCCAGTTTCACTGTCTTAACAGTATTATAATTAATATTCAACCCCTGTGGTGTTGGCCCTGATTTTGGTGGTGGTCCTGACTTTTTACCGATCAATCTAATAACCCACCTTCATCCATCAGACCTTCATTGTAAGCAAATCTTTCTTCATCATCCATAGCTCTTACTTTTGCTATTTCATCTTTTGCAAATTTACCATATTGGTAGAGTCCTTCTAAACCTAATGATGCAATACCTAAAGGTGATGCAACTCTTGCAACACGCATTGCCATAGCAGGAGACATTCCAGCTAGTGTTGCTCTTTCTGCAACTTTTCTTAACATTGGATTTTTTATTTTATCAGTCATGCTTGTTACACCTTTTACTAGTGATGGTGCAAATGCAGCTTCTGTTTCTAAACCTACTCTGTCTAAAGTTTCTGTTGGATCAGTTCCTAATGCAACATTTAATCCAACCATACCAGTTGGTCCTAAAGCTAGATTTAAACCTTTACCTAAAATTTTTCTTCCTGTTTTAGTTCCAAGAGTTCCTGCTGCTGCTGTTCCAGTTGCAACTTTTTCTCCTGTGCTTAATCCTTTTTCTACAAGTGGTGCATCAGCGGCTGATGCAGTTAGCTGGTATTCTTTGTCCATCAATCCTGTTTCTTTTAAAATGTCTTCACCTTTATATCCTAAAACACCAGCTACAATACTAGCTGCTATGTTTCCTTTTTTACCAAACATAGAAGCGCCTTTTGTTAAATTTGTTATCATTTGTTTTTGTGTTAAATATTCTTTTGGAACTTTCATACTATAACCAACAGTGTCATAAGATTTATCAAAAGCACTTTGTAAATTTTTATCAAAGTTTTTGTAATTCGATATTGATTTAGATGGTGCATTTTTAAGATCGAATTCTGGTAATTGTATATTCTTTTTTTCAGCTGTAGTTAAATAAATTGGTTTAGCTCCATTTTTTACAGCAGTTGGGTTAGTGGGTTGGTTTAATGCATTAATTTTTATTTTTTCAAAATCTTCAACTATTTTATTTACTGCTTTCTTATCTGCAACGTTTAATTGATTATATTTTCTACCTTTAAAAATGTTTTGAAGTTTTTCATGAGTTGTTGAAAGAGCACTATCAATATAAGCTCCTTTAATAGCACTATTAACCTGTGTATTTAAATCTTGTGTAAATATTGCATAAGGAGATAATCCTCTTCTTGCAGAAGCTGTTAAACTAAATATTTCATCAGGAGATTGACCTTTATCTAAAAAATTTCTTATTTGTTGTTGGTATTTACCTATAAATGTTTTTCCTTCTCCTGCTCCTAATGCCTTGTCAACAACATTTCCATAGTAATCATATAATACACTAGACATTCCATATCTATTATTAACACCACCTATATCTCTTCCAGTAGAAATAACTTTATTTGCTTTGTTATTATTAATTTCAATTCCTAAATTTTTATAAGCGTTTGATGTATCTGACATTGCTTCTGCCATTTGAAACAATCTTCTACTTGCTATAGAAGCATCACCACCAACAATATCTGTTGCTCTCTCTAAAAGTTTAGTTTGAGTAGGTCTATCTAACTCACCTGTTAATAAATTTTGAATAATATTATCGTCAGCTAATTCAACTATTTTATTATGCATTCCTTTTAATCTAGTTGCTTGACGAGCATCACTTCCTATACTTCCTCTAAAGTCTTTAACTTCTTTTACTAAATTTTTATAATCTTTAGACGTAAATTTTTGTCCAGTTTCATCTGTAATTCTATCACTAATATATTTAATTTGTTCAGGGTCAAAGTTATACATTTTCATATACACACCTCTTCCAGGATTAGCTTTTCTTAAACTTTTATAAAACATTCCCATATTTTCAGGTAAAAAATTAGCTAACTTTTCTTCGCCTACTGAATTTTGATAATTTTTAATTGTATCAACAATCATGTTTAATTGTTTTCTTTGACTTCCATCTATTTTATATCTATCCGTAACAAATTTAAAATTTGCTATTTCTGGAAAATTATCTTTAGCAACTGCTAGTGCTGCATTTACTCTTCTAATATCAGGTCTATTACCTTTTTTACCTTGTCTTGAACCTTGTCCAAAAATTTCAGCCATTTCTCCAAGTTCTTCTGGACCAAATATGTTTCCTTTATTTTTTAGAATAATATTTCTAATTTCTATTGCATCATCAAGAATACTACCTGGTGTTCCACTTTGATAAATTTTCTTAGGGTTTTCTAAGTCTCCTCCTTCAAATTCTCCTAAATAATTTGGATCTAATTCCCGTATTGTTTTAGAATCTACATATCCTCTTTTATTTGGTTGAAAAGATTTAATATCTGTTTTTGTAATTTTTTGTGGCGCTTTGTTAGCAGACATTCCTTTATAAAATCCAATTCGTCCACCATAAGCTGCAGTCTCTCTTACAGATTTTCTTCGTAAGTATTCTTCGTAAGTTTCTTGAGACGGGTCAAAGTCTTTTAGCAGTTCATCTTTAAGTGGACCTGGTTCTAGGTCATCTGTTAAATCTGCAGTTTGTGTATTTTGTTTTTGTGGTGGTCGCAACATGTACGCCATCATTTCGTTGTATTCTGAAATCTTCATTATAGTTTTAATATATCAGCTAGCCCGCCGCTTGCCGCTCGGACCCTGCCGCCTGTTGCATTATCTTTTCGAGTCTTCTTACCTTGTTCAAGAATATCTATAATCTCATCCGTGCCTTTACCTGTCTGCATCATTTTAAAAGTTTCTTCTAACGTTGCGATAACTTCTGCTTTGTGCTGTGGATCTGGATCTTCAATAATGTTAGTTAATAAGTCATCATCGATTCCTGGAAATCTTTTTTTAAGTTCGAATCGTTCTGCAAGTTTTGGTGCTCCTAATTCTTTTAATTTATCCATGTCGCTTGATCCAGGTGTCATGCCTCCAGGGACTTTACCACCTAATCCTCTTTGTTTTGTAATCATGCCATAAGCTTCACCATAGGCATCTAGAATATCTTTTTGATCAAACTGACTTCTATCTACATTTAAATTTTCAAACATGTCATCAAGAGCTGCATCTGCATCGTATTTAGAATCTCCTGATGAAAAAATATTATCAACTGCTTTTTTAATCTCAGTCAGTAAATTTTTTCCTTTACTTGCAAGAAATGCAGCTAACCTAACACCAGATCCAATCGCATAACTAGCTCTCATTATACCACCTTCTGCATTTGCTTTTCTGTCTACTGGTGGTTCAAATTTATCTAGTTCATCTAATTGTTTGTATTGGTTTATTAAATCTTGTTCAACAGTATCAACACTTTGTAAACCAGGTTCAAAACCATATTCTTTTTTGGGAACCGGTAAATCTGCCATGTCATAAAAACCTCTATTCATCTTAAATAGCTTTCTAAAATTTTCTTCTATATCTTTAAATGTTGGTCCTCTAAGACTATTACCATATTGCTCAAAGATATCATCAACAGCAATCAAAGCATCTTCACCATATGCTTTTCTAAATACATCAATAGGATCAACTCCACCTTGACGATCTTCTAGTATCATTTTCTTTTCATAAGCATCGGGTATATCTAATCTACCTTCTTTTACTTCTTTTTTTACAAACTGTCTAAGAGCAGTTCTGACATCTCCCTCTAGACCACTACCCATTTCATACATTCTTTTATCTCTAAGTGATTTTAAAGCATTTCGAATTTGTTCTTTCTGCATGGCCGCATCAGAAAGTGATCCAATTTCTTTCATTTGCTGTTTAGCTTCTTCAACCGCTTTGCTTAGTTTTTGTGTTAATGGAGTATCAGTTTTTACAGGATCTGATTTAAGAGCAAAAAGTTCATCGGGATCAGCTTTATTCTCTTCTGCTATTTTTTTTAATTTTTCAGTTTCTTTTTCAATTTTAGTTTTTGATTTAGCTAGGCCAGTAACTCCTTCATTTTTTAAAATTTTTTCTAAATCACCCATAGGGTCATCTTTTGAAAGATTCATGTCATCTGTCTCAAGACTCTTGATGCCTGACTCTTCTGTCTTTTTAATATCTTTAGTTCGTTTATCTAGGGTTTGTTCTTTCTTACCTTGATTGAATGCATCATCAACCTGTTTTTTAGCTGCATTAAATTTGTCACCTAATTCTCTTTTTGCAAGTTGATATGCTTGCTGCACTGATTTAATAGTACCTAATCTAGTTAGATTTTGAATTGCTTTTAATAAAAGTGTTAACATAGTTTACCAGTAGTATTTATATTCTTTTCTAGGCAGTTGTTCATCTTCATAATCTTCTGGATGATTTAATAAACCACCTTGTCTAAATCTCATAACAGCTTGAGTTGTACTATCAACTAAATCATCATGATCCCCATACGGGAAGGCAGCGCACTCTTCAATTACCTCTTGAGCGAACTGTTTATTCAAAGGTGCGTATATATTACCAGATTCAAACAAAGGTGCAACTGAATTAACTCTAGTATGTTTATCATTACCTTTTGATGGTGTGTAGTTTACTACAGGTATACCCATGTTTCTTAATTCGTATGTCAGTGGTAGTCCTGACGCTTTAGCTTCAACGAGTACAGTTTCAGGTTGCCAGTAATCATATTGTTCTTTTGCAACTCTACGTAACTCTGGAAACTCGTATCTTTCTTTTAACGCATCCAGTAAAATTAATTTTGGTGGTCCATCTTCATTCTCACGAAAGATACCCCAAGTCGTAATAGCACTAAAGTCAGCAGTTTCTTTTTTCATAAATGCTGTGTCATAACTTTGTATGACATGATCTAATGGTGGTATGTAATCCTTATCCCAGTCTTGCCACCACTCACGTTTTAGTATTGCACCTTCTTCAGAGGTAGGGTTTTGCATCCACTGTGCATTCCATTTACCGAGTGATAGTGATGCCTTAACTGATTCCAGTTCGTCGATCTTCCAATACTCCGGCCATACTGGCTTACCACTCGGCATGATTGCCGGAAACTCTACCAAGTCCCACTGATCTGATTTGGGTTCTGATTGGCTCTTCAAAAGAATTCCTGTAAGGTCTTTAACATTCCAACGTGTCATAACACAAACGATTTTACCGCCTGGTTGTAAACGTTGTCTTGGACCGGATGTATACCATTCGTAAGCCCGCTCTAAAGCTGATAAGT